ATGATGGTGATGGTGATGGTGGTGGTGATGGTGGTGGTGATGGTGGTGATGATGGTGATGATGGTGATGGTGATGGTGGTGGTGGTGATGGTGGTGGTGATGGTGGTGATGATGGCAGTTTACACACTTTTTTACATTGTGTTAGTGTCGTGCGACTTTTTGAACTTCTAATACATTTACCGGTCTGACATAAATAATATTTTTTTGATTGTTTTATAATATATAATACCGTTATAATTATAAAAGTACTTATAAAAAAAATAAGTGTTATTATCTGAAACATTTATTATATATATATATAATAAATTAATTAAATATTATTAATTAATTTATTAGTACCAATAAATTAATTAAAATAAGTGTTATTATCTGAAACATTTATTATATATATATAATAAATTAATTAAATATTATTAATTAATTTACGTTAGTACCAATAAATTAATTAAAAACATGTTATTAATAATGAAAGTATTAGTCACAGGTGGTTCGGGCTTTTGTGCATCACATTTAATTGATTCTTTAATAGAACGAGGAGATTATGTAGTTAATATTGATAAATTAGACTATTGTTCTTATGATAATACAGAAAATATTCCGGGTAAATATAAATTTATAAAGGGAAATATATGTAATTCTGAAATGATAACATTTATTCTTAATGAATATTCGATTGAATGTATTTATCATTTAGCTGCTCAAACACACGTAGATAATTCATTCTTTAATTCAACACAATTTACAATGGATAACGTTGTTGGAACTCATACACTTTTAGAATGTTCCCGAGCTTATGGTAAAATACAGAAATTTATTCATATGTCTACGGATGAAGTATATGGTGAAGTTAAACAGGATGAACAAGAAAAAACAGAAACAAGTTTATTAAAACCAACAAATCCATACTCTGCAACAAAAGCTTCGGCCGAATTACTTGCGGCATCCTATTATAAATCATTTCAATTACCAATTATAATCATACGTTGTAATAATATGTATGGTCCACGTCAATATCCAGAGAAAGTTATTCCAGCTTTTATACATAATTTACTAAACGGTGATAAATGTAATATACAAGGAGATGGACATACCGAAAGACATTTTATTTACGTTAAAGATGTTGTTGACGCACTTTTATTAATTCATGATAAAGGTAAAATAAATGAAATTTATAATATATCAACTGAATATTATATGAATATCAAATCACTCGCTGAAATGATGATTAAAAGATTAAAAAATACTGAGAAATATTCAGAACATATAAACTATATTGAAGATAGAAAATTTAATGATTTCCGATATTTAATAAACAGTAATAAATTAGAGGAACTCGGTTGGAAAGCAAAAGTCGATTTTGAAGAAGGTATTCAAAAAACGATTAATTATTATGAAAATTATATTCTTAAATAATTATACAATGTCATTAGAAAAAGGAATACAAAGAATCGGGTCAGTTTATATATATGCATGGATTATTAGTTTAGCTTTTGTATTTTTTGGATGTTTAGGCGGTATAATAATGGTGTGGTTAGTTGGAACACCTCCTCCGAACTCGAATGACCCGAATGACTATGCGGGTGATGATACAAAAACAATGAAAATGGTATGGACTATAATATTAGGAATAATAATGTTAATAGTTCCAGTTGCAATTTATTTAATATATTCTAATAGAAATAATAAATCATTTGAGGAATATGCGGGAATAACTGGTATGTTTGATACTGCCGTAAATACAATACGAACACCTTATTATTAAAATAATTAAATAATAATAAATTAATAAATAATTAATAAATAAATAAATAAATAATTAATAAATAAAAATGTTTATATTTATTATAATAATAATGTTCGTATCGAAATATCTAAGTAAATATCAATTTGAATTAATTTTAATTTCAGTTTTAGCAATTGTTGTAACAAGTATTGGAATTGCGACACACAATGAATATTCGTGTAGTAATGGTACTTATATTGAGTTAAAACATAATTCACAAGAAATTAAATGTTTTAGCAATGAGCTTAAAAATGCGCATAGTGGTCTGGAAAAAGAGATACACTATCTAGAAGATTCCGCGAATAAATGTGGATTAACGAAATGTAATGGAACAACTTTTGGGTATATTTTTAATATTATAGTACTTTCGATATCTTGTTTGATATTAGTATTATTCCCTATTATGAAAATGTTTCCGAATTTATTAAAATTTTAAAATATATATATATTAAATAATGCAAGAGGTATTAGCAGATTTAGTAAAATCCCAAGCGACCTGGTTAAGTTTATTTTTAATAATTGTAGCAAGTATCGGTATTAATTATAATAATAGATTAAATTGTAATAATGCAGAAATTAAAGCTTGTCCAACTAGTTCTAATTTTTGTTCGCACTCAAACGAATTTGGAAATATATTTAATATTATAGTATTAGTTATGGGTATTTTAATGTTGATATTAAATTTTGGTTATTTATTTTATAATAGAGACTAAATCGTTTTAATAATTAATTAAAAAAAATAATAAATAATAAATGTTTGAATTTTATGAATTTAACACGTTAAATGTTATGGTGGTATTAATTTCAACATTTATTATTTATTATACTTTTTGTAAATACAAGAAGAATAAAGAAGAGGAAAGTATGAACTTAGATAAATTAATTATTTCAGCATTAGCTGGAATTCTGTTAAGTATAACAGTTGCTTATATTTTAACGGGTAAAGAAGAAACACTTTTGAGTGACAATTATTGGGAAAATAATTTAATACAAGAATAAACCACGTTATTATTAACTTATAAAAAAAAATGATAATTGTAATAGTAAATGTCTTTGCAGATTACTAAATTTGATCCTAAACAAATAGAAACTCGTAGATTAACTGGGGCTGGTCCAGCTACATGTGTATTTATAGGTAAAAGAGGGACAGGTAAAAGTACATTAGTTGCTGATATTTTATATCATTGTAGAAATATTCCGATGGGTGTAGCAATATCCGCAACGGAAGACGGGAATGCTTTTTATTCAAGTCATATACCCGATATATTTATACATTCGGAATATAAATCAGAGGTTGTCCAGCAGATTATAACCAGACAAAAAAAAGCTATCTCTAAAAACCCCGGATCTAAGGATACAAGTAATGACGCGTTTATACTTTTAGATGATTGTATGTATGATAAAAAGATGATTCGCGACCCAAATATCCGCGGTATTTTTATGAATGGTAGACATTGGAGAGTGACGTTTATGTTAACTATGCAGTATTGTATGGACTTACCACCGGACCTACGTGCAAACATCGACTTTATTTTTGTCTTACGTGAGAATATTATTCAAAATCAGGAAAAATTATATAAAAATTTTTTTGGTATTTTCCCCCATGTTGATACATTTAAAGAAGTTATGAATTCGTGTACAGAGGGATTTGATTGTTTAGTTCTTGACAATACATCAAGAAGTAATAAAATATGTGATTGTGTATTTTGGTATAGAGCAAAACCAAATCGCAAATTTAAAATGGGTTCAAAAGAATTGTGGGATTACCATAAAAGTAATTATAATGAGAAACATTCAACAGAGGACCATGAATTAGATATTAATAAGACCAAAAAAAAACCTGGAATAACAGTAAAAAAAGTTAAACAAATAAAGAAAGTAAAAGAAGTAAAGTAAAAAAAGAAGTAAAGTAAAAGAAGTAAAGTAAAAAAAGAAGTAAAGTAAAAGAAGTAAAAGAAAAAATAATAAAGTCAAAAAAAGAATAAAAGTAAATAGTAATTAAATGAAATTTGGAAAAGAGTTTAGTGTATTACCGAATGAAATACAAGTAAAAATAATAATGGATATAATGTTAAAACTTCAAACTGAATTAGTTGATTATCAGATTAAATTAACTTTAACGAGAAACGAATTAGAAAAAAAAGTACAAGAATTAAAAAATTTACAAAGAATCGGTGGACCTATGACTGCGTTAATTCATATACAAGAAGATAAAAAGATGTCTCGTAAGACTCGTGATGACGCTTATTATAAATTATTACATATTTATAAACCGATTATAGATAAATTAAGAAAAGACAAAAAAGAATTAATAGAAACGATTAATAATGAATTCAAGGAGTATAACATGATTAAAAAAGAATATTATTCTAACTATAATTTATTAAAAAAACTTAATTAATATTTAAAGATTTATTATATAAATTAAGAAAAGATAAAATAATTAATGGTTCACTCTAAAATTCAACAATTACTAAATATACCACAACACGAACAGAGAAGTCCAGAATGGTTTGCTCAAAGAAAAGATAAATTAACTTCAAGTGATGCTGCAACAGTACTTGGTATTAATCCATATTCAAAAAGTCATGAATTACTTTTTCAGAAATGTGGTATAGAACGACCATTTATCAGTAACGTGGCGACATTACATGGACAAAGATATGAAGATACTGCAATTGAACTATATTGTAGAATTACTGGTAAAATAAATCACAATTTTGGGCTTCTATGTTATTCAGATGTACATAAAGGTTTAGAAAATCATAATACCGATTATGATTTTATAGCTGGTTCTCCGGATGGAGTTGTTGAATCTATAAATAATCCAGAAATAGAACCAATTCTAATAGAAGTTAAATGTCCATATAAACGACCTATTAAAGATGGTATAATACCAGAATATTATATGCCACAAGTTCAATTAAATTTGTTTATATGTAATTTAAGTATTGCAGATTTTATTGAATATTCTCCGATGGATAATAAGTTGAATATAGTAAGAGTATATAAGGACCCTTTTTGGTTTAATAAAAATTTACCTACACTTTGCACATTTTGGGATAATGTAATGAAGTATCGTTTAGTTGGAATAGAAACACATCCAGAACTAATCAAAAAAAGAGAGCGCGAAAAGAAGAAAGAAGAAATGAAGAAAGAGAAAGAGAAGAAAGAAGAGGATGAAGAAATAAAGAATAAGAATAAAAAATGTATGATTATTGATTGAATGTGCCTGTGACTGTAAACGTAATTGTATTATATTGATTAAATGTGTTAATTATTTAAAGATTTTAATCATTCTAATATAATATTAATGGGTATTCGAGGCCTAAATACATTTATTAAAAAAGTGTGTCCGGAATGTGTAACATACAATAAAATTACTAAATATTCCGGTAAAGTATTTGCAATTGACGCGAGTATATTAATTTATAAATATAGATATATATCAAAAATTAATGATTCGTCGCATATTATAGGATTTATAAACAGAGTAAAGTATTATTTAAGTAATAATATTATTCCAGTATTTATATTTGATGGAATTCCGCCGATAGAAAAAAAAAATACGTTAAAAAAAAGACAAAATATAAAAAATAAAATTCAAGAAAAAATCGATATATTACATAATATAAATAAACATAATTCAGATATAGAAAAAGAAGAAATAAATAAAGAAATCGACAAGTTGTCGAATCAAATAATATATGTTACTAAATATCATATATACGAATGTCAAAAGTTGTTAAAATTATTAGGAATACCATTTATGGTCGCACCAGATGAAGCTGAAAAATATTGTGTGTTTTTACAAAATGAAAAATTAATTGATTATATAGTAACTGATGATACAGATGTTTTAACATTTGGTGGAAATAAAATATTAAAAACAAGTATTAAAAGTGATATTATCGAGGTTGATTTAAATGTGCTTTTAAATAAAATTGAATACAATAAAGATAAATTTATAGAATTGTGTGTATTATCTGGATGTGATTATCTCCCGTTCATTCCAAATTTAGCAATTAATACAGTATATACTTTATTTAAAAAACACGATGATATCAATTCAATAATTAAATTAAATAAATATACATTTCCCGAAGACTATAATTATACAAAAGTTAAAAAAATATTTACCGAATTTAATTATGATAATAATATTTCTAAATTTAAATTAGAAATAATTAATTTAGATGAATTAAAATTATTTCTGAATAATATGAAAATTGAAAATGGTAATAAAATAATAAATAAATTTATTTAATTAAAAATTATTTTCTTGTGTATATATTATAAAGAAATGAGTGATACCTTAGCTATGTTTTTTGGAGCAAAGAAAAAGCCTGCCCGTAAATCGCCTAAACGCAAATCCCCTGCCCGCAAATCCCCTGCCCGCAAATCGCCGGCCCGCTCACGCACAAAATATCTTATGGTTAATGGTCGTCAGAGACAATTACATAAGGGTGTTAAGGGAGGTACTTATTATGTTTCAAAAGGAAATAAAGTATATGTAAACGCCGGGCAAAAACGCAAAGCCAGCCCAAAACGTAAAGCCAGCCCAAAACGTAAAGCCAGCCCAAAACGCAAAGCCAGCCCAAAACGTAAAGCCCGCCCATCGCGATATGGATACGGGTTTGGACAGCCTGGTTTAATTGATATTATGGGTCCAACATTGTAAATTGACATCGACCTTGACCTTGACCT